AATTATATTAATGATAAATTTTTTTGTTTCCATGATTACACATCAAAATTATATAATTTTATAGAAAATAACACTTTTAACTTTGTAATTTACGAAGTTAAAAATTATATTAATATGAATCATTATGTTATTTTGTTACTAGAATTTATTGTAATAATTATCAATAATTTACAAGATAATAGTAATGTAATAATTAAAATAAATAATCTTTTTTATAAACCCGTCATTGAAATACTCTATGTTTTATCATCTTTGTTTGAAAAAACAATTATTGTTAAACCAAACACGTCAAATATTATTAATTTTGATAAGTACATTGTTTTACAAAAATTTAAATCAAATCAAAATAGTTGTGAAATTAAAACAAACTATATGACAACACTAAATAATTTCATTAAATTTTATAATGAAAATAATTCTAATGAAAAATATGAGTTGAATATTCATTCAGTCACAAACTGTGGTTTACCTTACTATTTTTTAAATAAAATCGATGATATAAATATAATTATTGGTCAACAACAGTTAGAAACATTTAATCAAATTATTAATTTATTAAAAAATAGTAACAAAGATGACAAAATAGAAGCATTAAAAAAAAATAATATTCAAAAATCTGTAAATTGGTGTGAAAAATATAAAATACCATGTAATAAATTTTCAGATAAAATCAATATATTTTTACCACTGTTAATAGAAAATCCATCTACATGTTAAAGAAGCACGTTACTGTTTGGTGATTGTCTATAGTGATTTGTTAAACGTGAAAATGGAGACTTATAATAAGGATAGTTATAATAATAAGAATAACGATACGGACTTGCTTGTGAAGCAGGAGTAAAGTATGTTGGTTCTTTTACATAACGACATGCTTTTTTGTTTTGAAATGTAGTAGGATAAAAGTTAAGTGGAGGACTTTCACATTGGGGAGCTGGTTTATTTTTGTACAAGTAAGGTACATTTCTGAGTACAAGGTCAGATACATTCGATCTATTGATATATTTACCAGCTGGATTTTTATAATACGATGCAGCACTTTTTTCGATAGTTGTAACGTTTAATTTTAATATGCGCGTACTTGAAGAAACTGCGCCTTGAGTGGCATATTGCGCGTTACTTGGTTTATAAACAACTAATTTACATCCAATAGGATTACTAGGTCCTGCAAAAGGAACCCCGATATAAGGGTTATTTATATAAGCAATAAAAATAGCGACTGCGGTATCTTTTGTTGGTTGCGGCAAACTTTGTAAATATCCATATAAACTTAAAAATGTATAAGAATTTTTATTTATAAAATCGTTATATTGTTCTTGTGTAATTATATTTCTAGTTTTTAATATTTCAAGAAAAATATTTATTAAAGTTATTTCAGAAGCAGTTTCTATTTCTGCATTTGGTTGACAATTTGCGAAATACGTATTTGTTACAGATAAAGGATCGCCTGGTTTTGCGGCTTTTAATAATGCAGCGGTTCTTGCTGGATTTGGTGAATTTTCAATTTCAATCGCATTCAAAGCATTATATGTTTGAAAGTTAAATGATCTTTGTTTGAATGTCTTACATCTATTTTGTAAATATTGTGCGTGTGTGGTATAATAATTTACAGGTAAGTTCGTGTTTGCATAAATTACACGTTGTAATGCAAATTTTTCTTGATTACAACATAAAATACTATTCTGTGTATTTGCTTCGGGATTTTCTGTCAAATAATTTTTATTTGGATAGTACGTATCTACGATACCAACGCCCTCACACGTAGCACAGTCTTTGTTAATTTGTAATGTTTGACTAGTTTCATCTATAGGGTTTTGTTTTACTAAATAACTTCCAGGTTTGTCCTGCAATTCATTTAATAAACCACTTCCACCAAATCCACCCCCGAGAGAAGTACCCATGCTCGATTTAACGTTACGATTTAAATTAAATTGTATTAATCCTAACTCAACTTCTGATAAATATCTTTTATTTTTATAAATAACTTCACCTTCTTTTGTTTTATCAAGAGTAATAATGTCAACATTTGGAACTGTTCTTCCTTTTCTGTACTGTTTTAGAGGTCTAGCTGCTCCAAATGGGGAAGGAAATATATTTCCTGGATCTAAATTTGTTAAAGGTCGTATATGACCTGGTGCAATACCTGTAGGATTGCTATTAACATTACTGCCTTTCCATGTCTTGTAACCTCCTTGGTTTCTCAAGTTCCCTGGTCTTCCCATTCCAACTGGATAAAAAGATGTTCCTAATGAATTAAAAGCGGTACTTAAACTATTATAATATTGTGCCATGTATTTATATTATATATTATAAAAGAAAATAAAAACTGCTAATAATATAATAATATCTATATATAACAATAATGTTGCTATACGTATTAATTATATTTTTTATAATATTGATTTTTTATCAAATATTTTTAGCACATATAACTTCAAAAATGAATTTTATAGAAGGTATGGAGAGCCAAACCTATCAACCATATGATTTAATCAATCCAAATAATACTTTAATATTGGCACAACAAAATGCAGGTAATATACAAGTGTTAAAAAAACAAATGGATGGTGTATTGCACTTGAATAGAGAAGTACAAGATTTAAGTGGAAACTTGAATTCTTTATCAACGCAAGTGACGAACATGATAGAAGAACAACAGCAATATGTTCAGACTAATTTACCAAGTACACCACCGCAAATTACAGGCGCTGATACCACGACAAGTACAACAACGACTACATAAAGAGTGTAAACAACATAAAAAGTTGTCATAAAAATATATAATGAAATTTTTACATTATATATTTTTTTTATCTAGTGTTTGTAAAGTTGAACTTTATTTTATTCAAAATCAGAACAAACCAATATGTGCAAATTGTAAATTTTTTATTGCAAACAAAAATGAATGTAGCAATTTTGGAAATGTTGATATAATAACTGGTAAATATAATTATGAAAAGGCAACCAGTGTAAGAAATGATGAGGATAAATGCGGCGAATATGGGATTTTATTTAAACAAAATTATTTTAAATTTATAACAATTCCTTATTATTTTGTATTAAAAAATAGTGGTTTTTTTTTAATCGTGGCTTATGCTATTTCGCCTTTTATTATATCTAATTTTTTATGGTATATATTACATTTATAAAACTCCTGATTTATTTTTTTTTTTCAAAATATTTACCTTTTTCCCCACACATATGATCATATTTTCTCAATACAGAACAGTATTTGTAGTCTTTACTACTGTTTTTTTTATTTCCATTCACCAAAAAATTATCATTATCTTCCTCTTCCGGAAACAACGAACACTTACCAAATTCACTACCAATAAGAAAATTTCGGTTTCTATAAAATTTACAATCAATACATAATTTTGGCGCAATTTGATTTGCCAAAAATGTTGGTAAAATAATAGAGCAGAAAATAATAAAAATATAGTTCATTTTATTTAATTGTAATTTAATATTTAATTTGTTTTAACGATATTATTGTTTCTAAATGATGTTTACATGTGAAAGGTGGGAAATGTATTCAACCTTTTCAAAAGGTTGTTAAAGTGATTAGGTTATTTTGCTCCACTTTTTTTAAAAGTGATTAGGTTATTTTGCTCCACTTTTTTTAAAAGTGGATAAATTTAAATATTTATATAAATTAATATCGTATTTTATATAAATGTCAACTACAACAAGTTCTACCACAAGTTCTACTAATATATTTCAAGAAGTATTAACTGATGCACAAGGAGTACAAAATAAATTACTTGGCCCCACTTATCCATATTACCAGAATATTTTAAATCCTACTCAACTCGGTATGTCAAATGATGGTACTTTATCAGCTTTAGGAAATGATATTGATGGTTTAATAGATTACGTTACTGTTTTAGTAGAAGGTACTAGTAAAGCATCCGCTACTGGGCAGCCTTTAGGTAATAAGTTTTTTTTACAAACTGGTGCAAAATGTTTAGATACAGCATCAAATCAGCAAGTTGATCGATACATTTATGTGGATAATGTGCCAAATGGAAGTATTCCATTCGTTTCAAGCGGCCTAGGTGTTAATTTTACAGATTTTCGTGGTTTGATACCTGGGGCTATGAGTGATATGGAAGTTTTAAATCCATATGCGATAATGCAATCCTTTTTAGCAGGTTCAGTACCACCATGTCAACAATTAACAATGCAAACTATTGATAATAATAATAATAGTTCTACTGAAACTCAGTATGTTACTTTGGTAGATATTCAAAATATGAATGCTTGCAATTTTCAAAATGGAACCAATCCAATTACTAATCAAACATGTCAACAGGCATTTCAAACAATAAACGAAAAAAAACGTGATAATAACCAACTAAAGTTGCCACAAGATACAATAGGACAATTGTATTTTTTAGGCTTATCTGCACTAGCTATTTATATTTTGTATGGAATAATGCAAAAAAACAAAGGCAGATAGATATTGTATCAAATTATTTAATGGCGTCTGGTTCTAGTTCTTCGTTTTTTTCTTCTACCTCCAACCAAATTGTGTGCCCTAGCAGTTTCTAAATCATGAACAGGAGCTGCAGTAGCTGCAATGTTAGTTAATGAATGACTTGCTTTGTATCCACCTCTCATTCTTCTCGATCCTCTTCTTCTTCTTCGTGTTCTTCTTCTACCACCTACTTTAGCAGCTGTAGCTGCTAAATTACTTGATGAAATATTATCCATGTAGCCCCCTCTCATTCTTCTTGTTCCTCTTCTTCGTTTACTTCCACCGTATGACATGGATGAACTAGATGATGGATCGTATGATGACATGGATGAACTAGATGATGGATCGTATGATGACATGGATGAACTAGATGATGGATTGTATGATGGCATAGTTGTTGTTGAAGGTTGATAAGAACTGACTGTTTTTTTGGTATTATTCATCATACTAGACGCGCCATTCGTTACTGAGTTCCCAAAATTAGTAAAACTTTGTTGTAAGCCTTCGAAAAAACCTCCTCCTCTTAAACGACGTTTGTTATGTCTTTTTGGCATTATTTATATTATATTAATATATATAAATAATATTATTAATTTTTTTTATACAATAAATTATTGTTGAGATTTATCGACAAATTTTTTATAAGCATAAAAACCTGCTAAACCACCTAGTATTTCAACGATAATATAAGGTAATAGTTTTGCTTTTTCTAATTTACCCGATGCATATAATCCAATTGCAACAGCAGGATTAAAAGCTCCACCTGATATTTTACCACCCAAAAAAACACCTGTTGCTAAAGCAGCACCAATTGCTAAAAAGTTGTTAGTAGCAAGCACAATAAAAACTAAAAACATTGTACCCAAAAATTCTACTAAATATGGTCCCATTTATACAAATTATATGTTATAAAATAATAATATATAATTTAATTATACTATGGTGTTATATATAGAGACGAAGAAGCCGATTTCTGTATGTACCTGCTGCGATATAATTTTTCGCCTTAACATACTCTTTAACATAATATATTGATGGATATAGTTTGTTTGTAGCAGCTAAAAAATTGTAAATTCTTGAAGCAGATCCTGCGCCTGCACGTGGTCCACCTAAAATAATTGCATCGCCTGTTCTACCATATGAACCAAGACCTGACATTGGTTGTAAATATGGTGTATTAATTTGTGCTGGTATGTAATTGTAATATACGGATCCCATTTTATTATAAATTATGTAAATATTATTTTTATTTCTAAATTAAATAATTTAATTATAACTTTATTAATTACTTAATAATTTTGTCTTGGAAGAGAACCCCATGCGCAAACTGCCCCATTTTTTAAACTATAATTATAAATAGAACCTTTTTTTGCAGGAGCCGTACACCCTCCTGAACGAACGCGACGTATTGTTGTTCTTACACCACTAGGGTAATAGTTTTTAGTTGATATAGGCGCCTCTAAAGGTAGACCAACTTTGAAACCTGATTTACCAACTGCGTTTCTTTTTAATATATTGACATACATAGAAGAAGGTATAGGTTGAATATAGTTGGTATGTGTCGATACAGCAAATCTTCTACCAGTTGATGAAGAAAATTTCATACTAGGAGGCGATGGGTTTAATAAACCAGTGTTTTGTAATGATGCATCTAAAACACCTTGTTGTATATATTTATCCAAACCTTTTCTTATGTTTGGACTATCAATATCGCCTCTTTTTGTCGAAACTCTTAAATATTCTTGTCTAGGATTAGAAATCATGTCTGCGTATACTGGTTCTTGTTGAGGATAGAAAAAGGGAGGCGTAGGTCTTTTTCCTGTTAAAGTACCATAACTATGATAGGGTAGTATATTTGGATATTGACTTGTACTTAATGGGCCCACTATAGGTGCATTTACGTACCCATTATAAGATACAGACCCTATGGATGTGGTAACACTATATGGAGTTGTCATTTATATACACTTATATATTATAATAATTATAGACAATTATTATTATACTTTTATATAATTAGGATTTCCACAATATGCACAATTTTGATAATTTATTTTATGGTGTGCTCTCGGATCTTGTAGTTTGTTTTGTTCAATTGAAACAGTATTTCGCTTTCTACATCGTCTACATTGAAATATTTCTGTTAAATAACTGATTGACCATCTATTGAACTCAGTTTTTTGATTTGCATCTTGTCTATTGCTCATACTATTTATTTATAAAATAAAAACATATTTTAGTATCTTCTGGATGCCCTCCATGCACTTTGACTGCCGCTAGAATCATTTCCTGCAAAGGTTGAATCATTGTAATTTCTAACCATTGCACGTTGTTTTAAATAAGTAGTATAATCTGAACTGTCATATACAAATTTAACATTACAAGCAGCTGCAGGAACTCCTGGAGCTACTTGATTTGCAGTGTAAAGAGCACTCGGTGTACATGATTTAGATATGGAACCAAAACTTTGTCTTAGCCCTCTTAAACCTGGTCTACTTTGAAATGTTTGACAAGGACCTCCACAAGAATAATTATCTCGACTTAACAAGTCTCCAGCATTATTTACAGCACGAAATGGTGTAATTATTTGTTTTCTGTTTGCAGCGCGTAGTTCAGCTTTGTATGCTGTATTCCACGCATTTCTAAGTGTATAACGCAAGTTTTCAAAGACATTACTTCCGAAACTTCCTTTCTCTGTTGTTTGGACCTGTTGAGGCATATAACCTTGAAAACCGCCTCCTAAAGCTTTTCCTTTAACATTTCCACTTAAAGCGTAAAATTTAGGAAAACTTCCACTGATACTATTTGTATAACCTATACTTGTAGACATTATATAATTATATATATTAGAATATTTTAATAATGTATAAAAATTACTAAATTTAATTATAATAATATTTTTTTATAATATTATTATAACAGATATGTTTAATTTTTTGCTATTACTTAGTGCAATTATTTTTGTCGCAATCGATTTCATATATATTAATTTAATTAAAAATTATTTCAAAAACCAGATTGAAAAAGTACAAAATTCTCCAATGAAAGTAAATCTTTTTGCAGCAATGTTATGTTATATATTTTTAATATTTGCATTAAATTATTTTATTATTCAACCTAAAAGAAGCGTTAATGATGCATTTTTTCTAGGTATTTTAATTTATGGTGTTTATGAAACTACCAATTATGCGTTATTTACAAAATGGTCGTTTCTAACTGTGGTAATTGACACATTATGGGGTGGAATTTTATTTGCACTCACCGCTTTTATCATATCTAAAATAAGAAAATTAACTGGAAAAATGTAGTTTAATCCAGATACAGCAAATAAGGTATGAAAAATAATGTAGAAACAAGAGTTATAATATTCATATTATAATCTAAAGTAGAAAAATAAGAAGATAATAGACATGCAGTAATTATCATAATAGAATTGATCCCAATATTTTTATAGGTAAGTTCACTTTTATATTTTTTGAAAAAATCTATTATATAACTGTATCCTTTTGGCATATAGGTAAACGCTAAATAAAAGGATATATCATAAATAATCATTATTATAACTGCTAGTAATGTAAAACAAAATATATTCCATTTATATAAAGTATTTGTATAAATATATCTCGATGCTATTATAATACACATTAAAGTCGTTACATTCTCAATGATAGAACTTAAATGAAACGTTTTGTACCATTTTTCCAAATAGTATGATCTTACATACTTGTGCAAAATTAAAAACATGAATAGTAAGACGGTATTTAGTGATGCATTTAATATTGGTAAGTAATCATTTACATTATTAAAATTTGAAATGTCTTTAAAAATAGTCATAGTCATATATATATGTGTAGTTTAATCTATAAAATAACTTTATAAATTAAATCAATTTTTGTAAAAATTAGAGTAAATTCAATTGATAAACATCTTGTTTCATAACAATTGTATTGTTTTTCAACATTTCAGAAAAGATAATTAACTTGTCATAGTAAGTGTTCAATAAAATTTTTGCTTCTTTATACGCTTCATTGACTAGTTGTAATGTTTCTTTATCCATAACATATTTTGTGAATGGTGAATACTTTTCACCTGCTCCTAAACTTCTACCTAAAAATGGGTTTGTATCATCGCCTATGTTGTCATTGAAAAATACTTCTAATTTATCACCCATGCCAAAATTACCAATCATTCTTCGTGCCAATCTGTTTGCTTGATTTAAGTCTTCGTTTGCTCCTAATGATACATGATCGTCTCCATAAAAAAGGCTCTCAGCTGCTTTCCCTCCCAAAGTAACAATTAAACGTTTTTTCAACAAGTCTTTTGTATACAAGCCATCTTTAAACTCGGGTTTCTCAGTAAAAATTGTATACCCTCCTGCTCCATTGTAAGTTGGTTGAATAGATGCTTTTTGAAAATCAAAGTAGTTATTGAATAATAAAGATAATATTGCGTGCCCACTTTCATGAATTGCCACCCTAGTATTTGTTATCTCTGGTACTTTTACATTTTTTCTTATTAAACCAATTATTGACTTTTCAAATGACTCGAATATATATTTTTCTTGAACAACTGTTTCATTGTTTCTAGCCGATAAAA